GTCGGCATTATGCACGGCTGGAGCCGCTTCAAACAATGTCAGTTTCGCCGATAAATCATCGTTCAAATCAATGCCATATACGATGCAATCTATGGTTTCAAGTTCCGCTATACCGAAGAAGAACATATCGCCAACAGCAGGCATATCATCATTGACAGGCATCCCGCTTGAAAAAGTAAGCGTATGTGTGTCGCCAACGACCCTTACAACAGGCCAATAAATTGAAGCCCCGGTAGAAGTCCTAAAGCGTACGGCATAGTCATGCCCTAATTCCATTGCGATAGAATTATCGGTTTCAACACCTAGAGCGTTCCCGTAGTCATCAGTAATTATTCTTGTAATCCTTCCATCTGCAAGCCCCCACCGTGGCGCTGGATGCGATACTTTGACTAACTCTCCGCGTTTTACCGCAAGGTTTTCAGCATCCATGTTGACGGTAAACATCTCTGGCCGTAGCCTTCGAGTCGCAAGCAAGTATCTGCCAAAGCCAAACACTTGTGCAGGATTCGTCATATACATGGCTTCAATCGACTCAAACTTTGTCGCTTCGGTATATGAGCTGTCGCTCGTTCTATCGACTCCCCACGCATCCCGCAGCACGCCATCCTGTTCGGTGTCGTACTTATAGCCATCGTCAAGCACTATACGCTCATCGATAACATACTGTTCATTCGAATTTATGAATTTAATCCTATATCCATGGACGACTTCGCCAAAAGATTTTGTTCCTCTGAATCCCCACGAATTATGCGGGCCGATATGCTGTTTCGGCGTTGTCTGCAAAGCATCCCATACAACGCCATAGGTTCCATCAGACATTGTGAGTGACGCTCGTGCAGGTGAAAGAATCTGCGCAATCAGCTCAGATAGCTTTGCGCCTTGTGTCACTATTCCGTTTGTTTCTATTCGATATTGACTACCGCTTAAACCTTTCAATGTGTTGCACCATTGAGCGAAAGCGTACACCGAGTTCCAGTCAATCTGTGAAGCGGTTCTAGGCCGTGGATTGCCAGCGCCCATCAATGCATGAATAAACGCCAGCGCAGTATTTTGAGGGTTAGTAGCAATGATTGAAGCCCAATCGTGCCATGTATCTTTTGAGGCAATATACGAATAATCGGCACTGACCATGCAGTTCAATTTCGTGATGCAATTTTGCACCGCTTCAGAGCTTTTTATTTTGATGCCAAGAATCGCAACCTTTTTGCGAGTATTGACAGGCATAATGTCTAAATTGGTAAAAGACTGCAGGCTTGTCCAAAACACTACATCCTGAATATTACTATCAGTCGCATCTTCTGTTTCGCGCGCAACGAACACTTCATATTGCCCAGCCGTCAGTGTTGCACTCGTTGCGACAAATCGTAATGTTTCTGCCTTATTGCGTGTAATCGTATTTGTCCCATTGTCAAACGTACCAAGCAACGTCCATGCATTCGGTGTTGCACCTGGCGCAGATTTTAATCGGTAATATGGTTTAACTATGACTGTTGCGTTTAGCTTATCGTTATTGGAGTATTTGACAAGTTTCGGGAAGGTAATTGTTACCGCAATTTTAGTGGTGTTTTTTGCCGTTGTCTGGATATTCGATGGTACAACGATTGCCTGTATTCCAGATTTTGCTTCGTTCACCAAGCCTGTTGCCTGATTGCAATAGATTGTTGTCGGAGAAACTCCAGTAACAAGAAATTGCTTATTATTCCCAGCGTTAGAGAATCCATAGAAGGTAATGTAATCGCCTACACGCACGTCGGCATAGTTTGTTGTGTCTTTCGTTCCTGTCGCTGTCCAGTCGCCAGATGAGCGAGTGAAGGTTTTTGCAGCTGCATTAACGGTTATAGTTATCCCATTCAATTCTTTATTAGACTCAAGAACGTGGTACCGTGCAAGCGCAGCAGAAAGGTTTTGCTCGATGACTTCTTTCTGATAGAGCGAAAGTCCTGTACCATTCACGCTGTCTTGCCTTATTTCAGCCTCACAGCCTGGCAAGACACCGTCGCAGACGATTGTACCATTGGTAACATTGGCGCTGTTCGTTGCAATGAGCATATCGCCAAACTGGATATTTGACACCTTGAGTGGCGCATAGCCCAGAATAAATGCCATGTGTAGATATTGATCTTGGCCATCAATCCCTGATATTTCGGTATAAGGTGGTGAGAGATATCCCGGAGTCATTAAATGCTTGCCAAGCACAAGCGGCACTTTACCGTTCGGGTTTGATTGATTTTTTGCACCATGAATTGATGGATGATTTATTGTACCCATCTCATCGGCATAAGGACCACCGATAACGCCAGCACCTGTTAATCCTGCAAGGAACGGAGAGGCTATACCAATAGCAAATCCAGCAGCAACCCATGCCACTCCGCCTGTAACAATACCAACCGCAATCAAAGCTAGGGATGCAATAGCGCCACCAATCGCTTTTGTATTTGCCGCCTGTTCTCTATCGGTATTCCCATTCTCAGGAACAATCCTGATAATGATTTCGTCATCATCTTGAACAACAGTTTTGCTTCTCTCGTCGTTGCTAATAAGTTTCCCATTAACGTAAGTTCTGACCATCAATCCATGTGGGATATCGCTTCGTGCGTTCTTCACAATAGATTCAAGCGTTGCGCCTGATTCTATCGTTTCTTCGCGTCGTTCGCTCGTGAATGGATGCGGAAAGAAATATACTTTAGCTGGCACGATAATATCCCTCCACCTTCAGCCTAAGCTGTCGAATACCATCGAGCGGTTCAATCACCGCATCTGTTCCGCGGTTGGTATGCAATATCTCGCCATTGCCAATATAGAGTGCGGTATGGCACAATTTCCCACGAATACGCATCAGTACAATATCTCCTTCTTGCGGTTCATCCACTTTTTCAAGTGGCAACGCTTCCATACCAATCGCTATCTGGTGTTCACTTTCACTCATTGATGAACGCTCGTAATCATCGAACGCTGGCAGTTCTTTGCCAAACTTTTCACGTAAGACAAGCCTCACAAGCCCCCAGCAATCGCATCCATCTTTCGTTCTTCCAGCATCAACGAACGGTATACCAACATAGTCGCCGTAGTTCTGGTGAACAGTATTATCGTTCATGTGAACAACCCCGGCGCAACTTGTGCCGTAAGTTCCAGAGGCAATGTTTCATAATCAAGCGCATCATCGATAGCTAGTGAAGCCTGAATTATCTCGTCGTCATAATCAATGCTTTTGACGATATACGAAATACCTTTAACTGGTTCGAAGACTCCGGCAGTACCATCGAGGCGCTCGCTTCCGTCAAGATGCCAGCTTCCGTTCAGCGTCAATGTTCCTGATTCGTCATACCACACAGCTTGTACATTGACGGTAATAAAATCTCCGACGGAACGAAGTGCCGAAATCAATTCGTCTGAATTATAGGTTGTCAATGTCGCAGAAGCGACTTCGCTCGACGTCTCTGCGTGCCAATCAAGCACAAACGGTACGGCGGCATAGGTATGCCCTTCATAAGTAAGCGGTGCTGTATTATTTGTTATATATATGGTACTTACTGAAGGGTGCGAAATAGTAAGCAACATAATCGCGGCGCCATTCGTTTCTCGAGCGAATAAAGCAGCTTTGACTTTTGCCGATAATGTAGTGCTCATGCCCATACCTCTAAATCAACATTCACAATAAACTCATGGTCGTCAGGTCTATAGCTCGGCGGATTTGCTTCTGGAGAAAATCTTGCCTCAACATAGACAGGCGCCGCGTCATTATTAAACAGTCTCCAATCAGGCCAATAAAAGGTATCAGTTCCATAGTGTAAAATCGTCTGGTAAAACGCCTTGAACGTCGCAAGTTGTGCCGCCGTCATTGCATAAGAATATCGATGCGGTTCAGGCGCTGTCGTAGCTTTGAGACGGATCTTTGCAGGCCCAGCGTCCATTTTTGTAACACGTCTATTGTCTGGTAGTGAGATGCTAGCGCCATCTTGAAGTGGTCGGACCGGTAAAGAAGTCGGCCAGTATTCCATTTAGCTTTTCCTCACGCCACCGGCGTTTGCCGTGGCAATTTCTTGCCGTACTATATCCCGCAATGTCAGGATAATCTTTTTATTTCCAGCAGCATCGGTAATTGTTTGCGTCTTGCTTGCAATCGGTGTCGACGAATAATTGTTGATTTGAATATCAATATTGCCAGTCGCATGAGCAGTCACACCTAACTTGCCCGTTGAATCCCGTGCCAGCGGCATGATAGCTTCAGGCCCAGCTTCAGCGAATACACCACCTTTTGCAAAGGTGAATAATTGAGGATTGTCGTAGACGTTATTGGCGTATTGGTGCAAAGATGGAGAAGTATAAACATCTCCAAGCGCATTGCTTTTTAATAGCCCTGCGCCAATACTCCCTACAAGCCCACCACCAATCAACGCAAGGCCTAGAGTATCATTTGCTGGATTTATATCAGTCAGCATTTGCAACCCAGCCTGCACCGCTAGTTTCGGTAGCATGACAAGAATCGTCTCTAGTGTATCGCTCATCGCATCGCCGAACGAATTCCACGCATTTGCACCATCTGCGATCGCTTCACCGAGTTCATAGAATTCATCAGTAAGAGAGCTTATGGTTGTTATCAGAATAGCGTCACCGAATTGTTTCGCAAGTTTCGTTCCTGTGTCATATTGTTCCGCAAGTTCACGTAACGCTTGCTTGTAGCCTTCAGTAGATATTTCTCCATTAGCAAATCGTATTTCTAGCTCGTCAAGTGCTTCTTGGTACTTTTCTGCGTCAGTATATGCGCTTTGAATAGTGTAACCCAGAATATCTCCAGTATTCGGATTGATAGCGATTGTTGGTTTTTCTCGCCAGTTAGTTGATGGTGGGGCATTCTGGTAGGCGAGCATGTTTAATCTAAATAATCCTTCTGGCGTCTGTGTTTCTTGATATGCTATCTTATAATCAATTCTTGAAATTTCTTCCGCTGCCTGCTCTTGGGTAAGTAACGGTATACCACCGCCTGGCTTATACATCCAGCGATCGGGTGGTACACGTTTCGCAGCCTCTGCAAGGTAAGTTCTAAGTTCAGTGGCTATACTAGCATTTATTGGTTCCCAAAAAGCATCTGCCTGCTCTTGCGTGAGATATGGTATCCCGCCGCCAGGCCTATTCATCCAGCGATCAGGCGGAACACGCTTAGCAGCCTCAGAAAGCTCTGCTCTAAGGTCTGTAGCTATCTGCGCATCTATAGTAGCGATAATAGAATCCGCTTGTTCTTGAGTTAATAATGGTATTCCGCCGCCAGGCCTATTCATCCAGCGATCAGGTGGAACACGAGCTGCAGATTCAGCAAGTTCAGCTCTAAGGCCAGTAGCTATCTGCGCATCTATTGAATCAGTAACTGCTTTTGCAGCTTCTGGAGAAAGGAAAGAAACACCACCGCCCGGTTTATACATCCATCGGTCAGTAGGAGCCCGGGATGCCATAGCCTGCATTTCTATGCGGCTATCTAAATACATACTTGACGCAATAGTATCGAGGGCAGTTTGTGCTTCTTCTTGAGTGAGGTATGGTATACCACCACCAACCTTATTAAGCCAGCGATCCGTTGGAGCGCGCTTTGCAGACTCTGCAAGTTCTGCTCTAAGCCCGGTAGCTATCTGTGCATCTATTGAATCAGTAACTGCTTTTGCAGCTTCTGGAGAAAGGAAAGAAACACCGCCACCTGGTTTATATAAATACGGGTCAACGGGTACTCTTGCCGCGGAATGTTCTAATTCAATCCTTGTAGACAAATCAATCGACGCTTGTATGGTTTCAAGTGCTATATCGGCTTCTTCTGGCGTGAGATATGGAATGCCTCCACCGACTTTATTAAGCCAGCGATCAGGCGGGGCTCGTTTTGATGCTCCTGCCAGCTCAAGCATTGTTGAGCTAAATATTTTGTTATCTATTCCAGCTATAATCGAATCTGCTTGCTCAGGTGTAAGTAGGGGAACACCGCCGCCAGGCATTGATTCCCATTTGTCGCCTTTATAGCGCCCAGCCATTTTGGAAAGTTCGATAGCGGTATCAAAGGCAATTCGATTGCTTATATCATTAAGAAAAGCATCAGCTTGCTCTTGTGTTAAATACTGTAAACCACCGCCTGGTAACCTTGCCCATCTATCAGATGGCGCACGCTTAGCAGCCTCAGAAAGCTCTAGCCTAAGATCAGTAGCTATCTGCGCATCTATAGTAGCGATAACAGAATCCGCTTGCTCTTGAGTGAGTAGTTTAGTACCACCACCAGGTCTGTAGAGCCATCTATCGGTTGGCACGCGTGATGCCATAGATTGCATTTCTATGCGGCTATCTAAATACATACTTGACGCAATAGTATCGATGGCAGTTTGGGCTTCTTCTGGCGTTAATAATGGAATTCCTCCACCTGGCATATACATCCAGCGATCAGGAGGAACTCTTGATTCAGCCGACCCAAGATATTTTTCTGATTCTTGTGGAGAATATTCTTTAATTGCATTTTGTAATAAGGTTATGGTACCTTCGCCGAGCTTCCAAATGCCTGAAGTAAGCATTCCATAGAGTAAATCATTCGCATTATTAACAAACTGTTTTTTTACTTTTTCCTGTAATTCTGGTGGGAGATTCGGCAGGTCTTTTGTGTGCTGATTTATCCATTCTTGCACAACATAAGAGCCTGTGGGCTTCTCCCATCCTAATTCTGGCCGCGCCTTAATAGCATCAATGCCTGTTGCTTCAGTAAGCCATTGTCTCCAATCAGGCTGTGTTGTACCTGTTCCTGTCCCTGTTCCTGTTCCAGAAACATTTCCCTGGGCATCGCTTCCTAGATATGAGCCCTTGAGCCTTGCCTCTTCGAGAAGTATCGAGTTTACTACACTAAGAGCCCATTCGTATTGGTATCTCCGTGGGCTTTCGGTACCTGGGAGCATCTTGGCAAGTTCTGCCTCAAGGAATGCTTTCGCTACTGCTGCATTTCCACCTGTCCCTGTTGTAACCTTCACAACATTGTGGTGCCCAAGCGTCTCGTCTGCTTTTTTATTAAATTCATCAAGTCCTTTTTTTAGTGTTGGAATAAAAGTATCGCCCCAATAAGCAAGCAATCCGCGCAAGTTATCTTTGGCAATTGATAGCTTCCCTTCAAAGGTTTCGGCAGCCTTCTCCATCATGCCTTCAAATTGCCCGCCCGTTTCAGTAAGGGATCTCAATGCTTTTTCAATTTCAGGGAAGCCTACTTTGCCTTCAGTAACAAGTGCTTGCACCTGCTCGACGGATTTCCCCATCACTTGTCCTAAAGCCTCGAATAT